GTGAAGCACAATAACGCCGTATGGATCGTTCTGATGCGTTCTAGGCATGGTTTGCTTGGTATGCGCTGATACTTTGCGAATAACTTTTTGGGTTATAACAAAATGTTATAACTGGCGGTCAGGTATGCGGGAAATGCACCCACAGCCTCTTTCTCTTTTTTTCTCCCGCCCAAAAACCCGCCCGAACCCAGTTATCCACAAGGGTCTTGTTAAACTTGTCCACAGTTTGCGGTGGATAACTCGCCGAGTACAAACAAAGTATTCAAATATCTGTGGATATCTTTGCGTCAACTTAACATAATGGTCATTGTATAAAGCAGAATCGGGAAAACCCTTGGTTTTGGGCGTTTTTGCATGGGGGGGAGGGGGTCGGCCTCGCTGTGATAATTGTAGGAGCCCCCTCCCCTCAGAAAAAGCGAAATGGACTACAATCAGCCAAACCCAGCTTCCCGAAAGGAAAAAAGTGCAATTCACCCCTGCAACTGAAGAGAAGGAGAAGAGGCGTGGCCGTCCCAAGGGTTCGGTGAAGATGACGATTCAGCGTTATGCGAACAACCCACCGAAGGTATTGCCGAAGACGGATCAGCAGCGCCTCAAGGAACTCAACGAGTTGATGATCCGGTCTGGTGGTAAGGATGTAGCGCAGAAGGTGATTGACATTGCGCTCAATGATGACCATCCAGGCCAGATGGCCGCGCTCAAGATGTGCATTGACCGGACACTACCGATCAGTATGTTTGACAAGGACAAGGGCCAACGGTCAGCAGTTACGATCAATATTACTGGTTTGGGGCAAGAGCCAACGATCATCGAGGCAGACCTAAACACAGACCTAAACACAGACCCAACAGACCCAACGGATGTAGAGGCTAAATATGGCTGACCTGAACTTTTCTCTACTTCCTTGGCAACAACAAGTCTTCCAAGACAAAACAAGGTTCAAGGTTGTGGCTGCTGGAAGACGTTGTGGCAAAAGCAGAATGGCGGCAGTTACCCTACTGATTGAGGGACTCAAGTGTCCTCAAGGGTCTGCTGTATTGTATGTATCACCGACTATGGGGCAGTCTCGGCAGATTATCTGGGACTTACTGCTAGACCTTGGCAGAGAGGTTATCCAGAATAGCCATGTAAACAATTTAGACATTACCCTGATAAACGGGGCTAGGATATACGTTCGCGGGGCAGATCGGCCTGATACGCTCCGTGGTGTCAGTCTGACCTACGCCGTTCTCGATGAGGTTGCGGACATTAAACCTGAAGCATGGGAACAGGTCATCAGGGCCAGTTTGAGTGATAAACGCGGGAGAGCACTTTTTATTGGCACTCCCAAGGGAAGAAACTGGTTCTACGATACCTTCAAATTAGGAGAATCAGAGGATGATCCTGATTGGAAGTCTTGGCACTTCACCACTGCTGATAACCCCTTGATTGACCAAGCAGAGATTGAATCTGCCAAAAAGACCCTCTCTAGCTTTGCTTTTAAGCAAGAGTACATGGCATCCTTTACGAATGCGGGTTCTGACATCTTTAAGGAAGAATGGATCAAGTACGGGGAAGAGCCTGAACACGGGTCTTATTACATCGCTGTTGACTTGGCGGGATTTGAGGAAGTTGCCAAACAAGCGGCTAACGCCAAGAAGAGGCTAGATGAGACTGCTATCTCTATCGTCAAGGTGACAGACGATGGAAAGTGGTTTGTTGAGAAGATTCTGCACGGCAGATGGGATATTCGTGAGACAGCCTCTAAGATACTATTGGCGATGAGGGACTACAAACCTTTGAGTGTGGGGATTGAGAGGGGGGCGTTAAAGAACGCTGTTTTGCCCTATTTAAGTGACCTGATGAGAAAGAACAACACTTATGCCCATATCGTAGATTTGACCCATGGGAACAGAAAAAAGGCTGATAGGATCATTTGGTCTTTACAAGGTAGGTTCGAGCATGGCAGAATTGTGTTAAATTCCGAGGAAGATTGGGATGAGTTCGTAGATCAGTTGATCCTGTTCCCCGCCCAAGGGGTTCACGATGACTTACCAGACTCTCTTAGTTACATTGACCAACTGGCTGTTACATCCTACATGGAAGAGGATGACAGTGAGGATTGGCAACCGCTAGATATTATTTCAGGGGTCTAATATGGATCAAAACGAGTTTGACGAGCCAACGCAGAATGACAAAGAGTTAACGTCATTCGTTGTAAACCACTGTGATCGTTGGAGAGACTACCGAAACGTCAACTTCCTTGATGACTACCTAGAATACGAAAGAATCTTCCGTGGTGAGTGGGCAGCAGAGGACAAGACCAGAGAGTCTGAGCGTTCAAGAATCGTTACCCCCGCTACCCAACAAGCCGTAGAGACTCGCCATGCTGAGATCATGGAAGCAATCTTTGGTCAAGGCGACTTCTTTGACATTGAAGACGACCTCAAAGACGTAAACGGCAACCCATTAGACGTTGAGATGCTTAAAGCTCAGTTAATGGAAGACTTCAAAGTAGACAAAATCCGTAAATCCATTGACCAGATTGAGTTGATGGCAGAAATCTACGGAACAGGGATCGGTGAGATTGTTGTCAAAACAGAAAAGATGTTTGAACCCGCCACTCAGCCTATTCCTGGTGAAACTGGACAAGCCGCCATTGGTGTTGTGGAGAAAAGCCGTGTTGCGGTCAAGATTGTTCCTGTCAATCCAAAGAACTTCTTGTTCGACCCCAATGGAACATCTATTGATGACTGTATGGGTGTGGCAATTGAGAAATATGTTGGCATCCACAAGATCGTAGAAGGCATTGAGAAGGGTATTTATCGCAAGGTAAACATCACCAGTACTTACGAAGACACAGATTTAGAGCCAACCCAAGAGGTTTCTCAGTACAGAGATGAAAAAGTCTTACTTTTAACGTATTACGGCTTAGTTCCTAGAGAATATCTGACAAACGAAGATGAAGAAATTGAAGAGTTGTTCCCCGAGAACAGCTATGCAGAGGACTATTCAGACATGGTAGAGGCAATTATTGTGATTGCCAATGGTGGGATGCTTCTCAAAGCAGAAGAAAACCCATACATGATGAAAGACAGACCCGTTATTGCTTATCAGGACGACACTGTTCCCAATCGACTGTTAGGTAGAGGCACTGTTGAGAAGTCCTACAACATGCAAAAGGCTATAGATGCCCAAGTACGAAGCCATTTGGACTCTTTGGCCCTGACTACCTCTCCTATGATGGGATTGGATGCTTCTAGGCTTCCTAGAGGTGCTAAGTTTGAGGTAAAGCCAGGCAAGGCGTTCCTAGTCAACGGAAATCCATCAGAGATTCTCTATCCGTTCAAGTTTGGTGAGACAAGTCTGAATAATCTGTCTACTGCTAAAGAGTTTGAGAGGATGCTCCTTCAGGCTACGGGTACGATGGACTCTCAAGGGATGGTTTCTCAAGGTAATCGTGATGGTGCGGGTCTAAGTATGGCAGTTGCTACGATTATCAAGAAATACAAAAGAACCTTGGTCAACTTCCAAGAAGACTTTTTGATTCCGTTCATTCAGAAGGCATCTTTCCGCTATATGCAGTTTGACCCTGAGAGGTATCCTTCTGTAGATATGAGGTTTATCCCTACTGCTACGCTTGGGATTATTGCGAGAGAGTATGAACAACAACAGTTCATTGGACTCTTACAGACTCTTGGCCCGAACACGCCTGTTCTGCCTTTGATCCTTAAAGGTATCTTGAATAACTCTAGTTTGAGTAACAGATTTGAGTTGATTAGTGCTTTGGATCAGATGAGTCAACCTGACCCACAAGCCCAAGAGATGCAACAAGTCCAACAACAGTTGGCTATGCAAGCGGCACAGGCTCAGATTGCTGTTAATACAACACAAGCAGAGCAGAACAGAGCAGAGGCGGCTAAGTTGATGACTGAGACTCAGTTAATGCCTCAAGAGGTTCAAGCGAAGGTGATTGCTTCTACAACGAAGAACCTTCCTCAAGGAAATGAGTCTAACGAGTTTGATAAGCGAGTCAGGATTGCTGAGTTGATGTTAAAAGAAGCCGATATAAAAAACAAGAGTAAAATTGTTGAACTTCAAATGGCTGATAAACAAAAGAATTTACAGCAAGTTGAGAACGACTTTCTTGATCAATTATCTGGAGTTTTGAAATGATTAACATAGATGCACTGAATGACGAAGAAAAACTGGCAGCTCTAGAATCAATTCACAAGTCCATTGCAGAGAGCAAAGAGATTCAGAAGAAGAAGATTACTACCAATGTAGAGATGATTGTTAAGGCTCTCAAGAAGATTGAGTCTGACCTCAAACAAAGATATGACGAAACAGGAAGCCTGATTGCCAACCTAAAGAATGGCACTGATGGGCGTGATGGTAGAGATGGCAAAGATGGTAAGGATGGTCGCAATGGTAAAGATGGCGCTATGGGGCCAAGAGGCTACGATGGGTTGTCTGGTCGCAATGGCTTAGACGGTGCAGATGGCGTCTCGGTAACAGATGCCCACATCGACTTTGATGGCAGTCTGATCATCCACTTGTCCTCTGGTCGAGTCATCAATGTTGGTGAAGTAGTTGCTCCTGATATAGCAGAAAAGATCAAAGTCATCACCAATGGCGGTGGTACGAGCCAGTTTGTTTTAGATACTTTGGCTAGTCTTCAGGCTCAGATCAGCGCTATTTCAAGTGGTTTGGATTACCAAGGAACTTGGAATGCTTCTACCAATACACCGACATTAGCCTCTAGCGTTGGCGTTGCGGGTTACTACTACATTGTAGGAGTGGCGGGTTCTACAAATCTGGATGGAATTACTGATTGGCAAGTAGGCGATTGGGCTATTTTTAACGGGACAGTTTGGCAGAAACTTGATAACACTGATCTAGTAACTTCTGTTGCGGGTCGTACTGGTGCTATTGTTTTAACGACTGCTGACATTGGTGGTTTGGGAACGATAGCTACCCAAGCTGCTAGTGCGGTTGCCATCACAGGTGGTTCAATTAACGGCACGACTGTAGGTGCTACGACTGCTTCTACGGGCGCTTTCACGACTCTGAGTGCCTCTAGCACAGCAACTCTATCTGCTTTAACTGCCTCTACTGCCTTGGCTTTGGATGCAAGTAAGAACATCGTTAGCGTAACAAATACAGGAACAGGTAGTAACGTCTTGGCTACGAGTCCTACTTTGGTAACTCCTGCTTTAGGAACACCTTCAGCGTTGGTTGGAACAAACATCACAGGGACTGCATCAGGCTTGACCGCAGGTAATGTGACCACAAACGCCAATTTAACAGGTGCAGTCACTTCTGTTGGCAATGCAACCTCTTTAGGATCGTTTACTTCTGCTCAACTTTCGGGTGCTTTGACAGATGAAACAGGTAGTGGTTCTGCTGTTTTTGCAACCTCTCCTACCTTAGTAACCCCCGCACTTGGAACTCCCTCTAGCGGTGTTGTTACCAATCTAACGGGTACTGCTTCTATCAACATCAATGGTACTGTGGGTGCAACTACTGCGTCTACAGGTGCGTTTACGACTCTGAGTGCTAGTGGTGTTACGACATTGCAAGCAGGAACAGTATCACTTCCAGCATTGACTACAACAGGCGATACAAATACAGGCATCTTCTTCCCTGCTGCTGACACTATTGCCTTTACTGAAGGCGGTGTTGAGTCTATGCGTATTGATAGCTCAGGCAATGTAGGTATTGGTACTACAAGTAGCCTCGGCAACGCTTCTCGCCTCTCCGTGCAAGTGGATGGTTCTTTTGGTTCTGTAGCATTCTCAAGAAACACTGACAACACATTTGCTGTTGCTACGGATTACTACAAGTCGCGTGGCTCTGCCTCATCTCCGACTGCTGTTCAAAATGGCGATGATTTATATCAGTTGAGATCAGTTCCTTATCAAGGGTCTGCCTATACTTATCTGAACTCAATGAAAATTCAGATTGATGGCACATATACTTCTGGTCAAAATCCACCCACAAGAATTTTGTGGTCTACGAATACAGCAAACGGTTCTGCCACAGAGCGTATGCGTCTTGACGCCTCAGGCAATCTAGGCTTGGGAGTTACTCCTAGTGCTTGGAGTGGTAACTACAAGGCTTTGCAAAGCGGGAATGGTTCTGCGTTTGTTGGTTTTGTTGGAAACAACCAAACTTTTGTTGTTAGTAACGCATATAACGATGGCTCATGGAAATATAAAGAAACATCTGGGGCAGGATACTACGCAATTCAAGGTGTAAGTAACGGAGTTCACGCTTGGTACACAGCAGGCTCAGGCACAGCAGGAAACGCCATTACCTTTACTCAGGCAATGACTTTGAACGCCTCTGGTAATTTATTAGTTGGCACTACAAGTGAAGGTGGAGTTGGAATTACTGCATACGCATCTGGATATGTTCGTGCCAATACAAATGGAACAACATTAGGTCAATATCAGTATGCAAGTTCCATGATGGGAACAATTACAACTGATGGCGCAAACATTCAATATAACGCAAACAACGCTTTAGTGTTTGGATCAGGCGGTACAACAGAACGTGCCCGTATAGACTCAAATGGTAACTTCATGGTTGGCACAACTGCTGGCGGCACTTACAGCATGAAATTAGCTGTGCTGACCAACATAGGTCTTATACCAACAACGCAAAATACCGTAGGCTCGATTGTTAGTTTAAAATCCCAACTCGGAAGTTCTGGTGGCGAGGATTTTATTCAAAACCAAATTCTTACCTATACTAATGCGGCAAATTACACGACAGGATTAACTTTTAATCTTCGTAATGGCGCAAGTACTGCCGAGGGGATGCGCCTAACTAACACTGGGTTAGGTATTGGTACTACAAGCCCCTCTGCAACAGCCAAAGTTACAGTTCGTGATGCGTCTTACGGACTTTACCGAGCAGAAAATACTGTTGGTGGGTATGCTCAGTTTGGAATTACTTCTAACGCTGCAAGTAACGGATACCTTGATTCATCAAACGCTTTTCTCTTTAATACTGACGCCACAGAAAGAATGCGCCTAACCTCAACAGGTTTGGGTATTGGCAACACCGCTCCAACAACCCGCCTTGAAATCACGGGCTCAGGAACAGCCTTGTCTTCAATGGTTGTGTCTGGAAGCAGCGCAACAAATAATTTACTCAAATACGGTTTTTACGCTACAAAGCATTACACAACTGCAACTGCACCTTTAGGTTTGGTGTGTGGCGAAACACAGTCAGCCGCAAACATTGTTCGTGTTGGTGGCGGCTATGGAGAAGTAACTGCCGCAACAAGCATTGAGTTTTACACAGCGGCAAATAACACGACTGTTACTGGTTCAGAGCGGGGTCGAGTTACTTCTGGCGGTCAGTTCTTGTTTGGTACATCCACAGAAAACTTGTCTCGTTGGGGTAGAGCAAACTTCTACTACCCATCTGGTACATCAAACGCCACGATTTCATTGCAGAATGGTACAACTCGTGCTTCAGGAAACAAGTACGGTATTCTGTTTGCCGACAACACTGACGAATCCAACGCGGCTGTTTATGTAAACCAGAACAACTCTGGAAACAACTCTGCTGATTTGCTGTTTGGTACAAACTCTGGTACTGGCGGTGCAGGGCTTGGTAATGTCACCGAGCGGATGCGTATTACTAGCACGGGTAACGTGGGTATTGGTACAAGTAGTCCTGCTTATAAGTTACATACTGCAATTACTGTTGCCGCAACTTCTACCGTTCAAGATGTAGCGTATTTTTCTGCGGATAGCTCAGGTTCTACAACTAGCGGATTTGGCGCAAGGCTTTTACTAGCCACAGAAAACGCTAACGGAAATGTGTGGCCCGCAGGTATTGCGGCACTAAATTCACCCGCTGGGAGCAATTTAAGTGAATTAGGTTTTTATACGGCAACGGCTGGCCCAACACTAAATGAACGTGCCCGTATAGACTCAAGCGGTAACTTGCTGGTGGGTGTTACAAGTGCTAACGCAAATGGTGGAGTTCTACAACTTAAATCAGGTATCACTTTTCCAGCTACTGCGGTTGCCGCTACAGATGCTAATACGCTAGATGATTATGAAGAAGGGACTTGGACACCTAGTGTTGGTGGTACTGCTACTTACACAGCACAAACTGGCACTTATACAAGAATTGGTAGGCAAGTAACGCTAATTTTTGACATGACAATTCTTTTATTAGGCACAGGAAGTAATTTTACAATCACTGGTCTACCATTTTCCGCTGCTTCTATGACTGCAGGCAGTATTTCGTATTTTGGGGCTTTAGCAACTTCGGTTACTTTTTTATCAATACAACTTGATACTTCAAATCTTAGATTTATTTCAACAACTACTTCAACAACTACTGTAACTAATCATCCAACTATTTTTGGAAATTCAGCTCGAGTTGCTGGCACTGTAACTTATTTTGTTTAAGGAAAAAATCATGTCTACATTCACAGAAGTCGTTTATATCTCTCAATTTGACATTCAACCTAATGGTTGCATTGGTGTTCGCAAGACTACCGATGTTCTAAAGGATGATGTTGTCATCTCGTCAACTTACTGGCGTACAACTCTAGTACCCAATGACCCACAAGCATCAACAGTATTGGATGAGGCTTATTACTTGAGCATTGCCACATACGCTTGGACTCAGACATCTCCACAACCTTACAACCCTACTGAGGCTTGAACATGACAAATTGGACTATCCTAACTCTTGAGCGTGAAACCTCAAACGGCTTTGTAACAACTGCACACTGGCAGTGCAATGCAGTAGATGGAGACTACACAGCCTCTATCTATTCAACTTGCTCATGGGCTGATGGCACACCAACAGTACCCTATGCAGACCTCACACAAGAAACAGTCCTTGGATGGGTGTGGGCTAATGGTGTTGACAAACAAGCCACAGAAGATGCTCTGGCGGCTAATATTGCTTTGCAGAAGAATCCTGTTACTGCTACTGGCACACCTTGGTAAAACAGGAAGCCATCACCTGATCTTGGTGGCACATTAAAGGAAAATCATGGGCAACAACACAAAAACCCCATTGACGATTGACGGAGTAGAGTACCAGTTCGAGGATATGACTCCTGAACAACAAGTACTGGTAAACCATGTAGCAGACCTTGACAGAAAGTTAGCGTCTGCTAAGTTCAACGTAGATCAACTTCAAGTAGGTAGAGATGCTTTCTTTGCCATGCTAAAGAGCAAACTTGATCCAGTTACTGACGTAGAAGCAAAATGAGTCCAGACCTTCAAAAATATTATGAGGCAAGGTTTGATATGTTTTCCCGTGAGGGGTGGCAAGATTTAATGCAAGATGTAGACAAAATGCTTGAATCTATGAATAATGTATCTACCATTGCAGACGAAAAAAGTCTACAATTTCGCAAAGGTGAGATTTCTATCCTAATTTGGCTACAAACCCTAAAATGGGCAAGCGAACGTGCATACGAGGATTTAAATGAGAAGAATGTATGAATTCGCCTGTATAAACAGGCACAAAACAGAGAGATTTGTTGATTATGAGACAACAAGTCTATTATGTGAGTGTGGTGAGGAAACTCATCGCATTCTATCAGCGCCAGCATTTCGTTTAGAAGGGTGGTCTGGGACATTTCCATCAGCGCATGGAAGGTTCGAGAAAAGTCACCTAGATAGACTAAATGCGGAGCGTAAAGCTAACTCATAAGCGAAAGCCGAGTTAATTATCCTAGAACCATTTTGGCAGGAACAAATGTATGCTGATTGACAATGAACAAGAGCCGCTAGGCGAACTCGAAATAGAAGAATCCAAGACTGAACTCCCTGAGAAATACAGGGAAAAAAGTTTAGAGGAGGTAGTACGGATGCACCAAGAGGCTGAAAAGCTAATTGGTAAACAGGCCCAAGAGGTCGGTGAAGTCCGTAAACTGGCTGACGAGTTATTAAAGCAAAACCTCAGTTCTAAGCAACAGCAGGTAGAGGTAGAACCAGAAGTTGACTTTTTTGAGAATCCTCAAAGAGCAGTTCAAGAAACGATTGATAAACATCCAGATGTACTTGCCGCCCGTCAAGCGGGTATGGAGTTCAAAAGGATGCAGATTCAACAGAAGTTAGTGCAGGATCACCCTGATTACACACAAGTAGTCAATGATTCCGAGTTCCAAAATTGGGTGAAATCTTCACCTATTCGTTTGGGACTCTATGCAAAGGCAGATGGTGAGTTTGATTATGATTCAGCGAATGAATTGTTATCCACTTTTAAGCAGTTACGAGGCGTTAAGGTTAAAGAATCTGAGCAAGCAGACAATGCGGCTCGGGCTAAGACCATGAAAGCTGTAGCAGTTGATACAGGTGGATCAGGAGAGAGTTCAAAAAGAATCTATAGAAGGGCTGACCTCATTCGGCTGAAAATGCAAGACCCGAATCGCTACGATGCTTTAAGTGATGAAATCATGGCAGCATACGCAGAGAAACGGGTTCGTTAAACTTTAGGAGATTAAATCATGGCATATCCAACCCCAGCGGTAACAGTAACCACCGCAGCAACGTTCATCCCCGAAATCTGGAGTGATGAAATCATTGCCGCATACAAGAAAAACCTTGTATTGGCAAACATCGTAATGAAAATGAACTTTAAAGGTAAGAAGGGCGATGTGGTTCACATTCCCGCACCTACCCGTGGTTCAGCTTCAGCTAAAGCGGCATCTACTGCCGTTACCCTGATTGCCGATACTGAGACAGAGATTCAAGTGTCTATTAACCAACACTTTGAGTATTCACGTTTCATTGAGGACATCGTTGAAGCACAAGCCTTGAACAGCTTGCGCCAGTTCTACACTGCTGATGCGGGCTATGCGCTTGCCAAGCAAGTAGACACTAGCTTGATCCAATTGGGTCGTGCATTCAATGGTGCTACTGTCGGTACTAACGACTA